AGCGAATAACGCGCCAAACGCATCAGCTAATTGGAATACCGCAGTGATAAGTGTATTTTTAATAATTTCTCCCAAATTCACCGTCTCGATACCAATACCAGTGAACGTCTCTCCAGCTTGTGTTTTTATCAAATCAAATGTCGATAACCATCCTCTTGCCCAGGCCTCAGTATCACTAATAGGTTGTACCTCAGCGAACACCGGCTCAGCATCTAATTGGTCTTTAATATCTTGCTCCAATTGTGCTGTGAAGTCATCCATACTCGCAGTAATCGCTAAATCGGCTTTTATCGCTTCCTGTTTGTACAAATTGTCCAGGATCTTTTGTTGTGCCTCAGCCTCTCTTTCTACCTCCTCAGTAATTGTTGCTTGTGTGTTAACGATGAATCTATTTTGTTTTGCCTTTTCCGCTAATGTCTCATCTAATTTTGCTTGTAATCTTGCCTCCTCATCTAAATCTTCTCTACCACTTTGTCCTAACGCATTTATTTCCTTTTTTATCTCATATTCTAATTGCTCTAATTCTATTCTTCTACTGTAATACTCATTTTGTACTTTTTGTAAATCATTTATTGCCTTTTGCCTGTCCTCATTGCTAAGTAATCTATTTCCAGCCTCAACACGTAAATCAGCGATCTCCCTTTGTAATTGTGCTCCTTTTGTAATGAACTCATTTTGTTTTTTCCATAACAAATTTTCTTTATCAGATATTGCAGTACTTTCACCAATTGTTTTATTGAATCTTTCAGCAGCTTTTCCAGCTCCATCTATTGCTACTCCAATAACATCACCAGCGATCGATAAATCAAGTGCAGTTTTTCCTACATCGATAAGGTTGTCTTTCATCGCTTTGAAGTATTGCTCAGCCTCTCCACGTAATTCTTTTTTGAAGATACTTGCTACCGCGATACCTACTCCTTTTGCTCCATTTGCGATCGCTTGCCATCCAAACTTGAATAAATCAACTAACAAATTGAATTTATCTACAACATACCCTTTAATCGCTTCCCACAACTTTATCACGGCCTCTTTCGGGTTGGTGAACGCATCATATATTGCCTTTCCTACCGCGATCATAACATCTTGAAGTACTGTCATGATACCTCTAAGAACACCCATAATTTTTGCTAACGCATCGGCTCCCTCAGTTGTACCTTTGAAGTACGACATTAACGCTTTAATTGCCAAGGCGATAACACCAATAATGATACCAATAGGTCCTAAACTTGCGTTAAGTCCTTTTGCAGCTACACCCATAACGCTAAACGCTTGTGCGGCAGAAGAACCACCGGCTCCTACGGCAGTTAATGAAGTACCTACGCTACCAAACGCAGTACTTGCTGTTGCGCCAAATCCCTTTGTCGCAGCTCCCATTTTCTTGGAATCACCAGATATTTTCTTTGAAGTTGCAGCCGTTTTCGCAGCCACTTGGTCGGTCACTTTATTGAATTCAGCGCTTTCCGCTTTTATCAACAATGTTAAGTCAGCTTGTGTGAAGGCCATATTGAATTTTTATTTTAAGTCCATATATTCTATTTATTCCAATAAAAAAAGGGCCACTTTTTTAATGAACCCTTTTTAACTAATGTACTATGAAACCTACGTTGTGTTAATTGAATAACACTATTTTTTGCTTGTTAATCGTAAGAATTTTGCTTGTGCTTCTTCTTTTGTCATTTTTTCTTCTTCTTTAACCGCTTCTTTTTCTATTGAATCATAAGGAAGGGGCCAATACTTTGTGCAGAATTTTCCATAAGTTAATCCTTTTGGTGCAGAATTCATAAAAGTATTTAATCGAAACATTCGCTCTATCTTTATGAAATCTAATTCTTTATCTTTGTAATATCTTTTAAGGGCTTCATAATAGGTTGCAGGGGTCATGAACCAGAAGTCATCACTTGATAATCCTAAGATACCGACGGCTTCGGCTTCAACTTGGAACCAGTTTGTTTGCCTGTTAATTTTTTTTTATCAGCTAATTCTTTTGCTTGAATCTCTTGTCCTTTTTTAACTAATTCCTCAACGGAAACATCAGCGATCGTTGCTAATGAATTCACAACCAATCCAAAGTACTCAGGCCACTTTTCATCTAACATCCACAAACAATCCTCCATTGATATTGCAGGCTTCTCATCTACAAAGAATTCTTTTTTAAGTTTGCGGTGTGCAGTTTTAATTGCGAACCATAAGAAACGGGCGTGTTTTTCCATATCCTCTCCGATATCTTGGAATAACTCACCCGTATTGTTTTCGTAATCTTTTATTGTTAAGTGTCCTACAAGAACCGGCCACTCTTTGCCCTCATAACTAATGTAATCTACCATGATATTGTTTTTATATTTATATCACGCTAAATACTAAAAGTTTTCTTAGGCAGTTGTTTGAATCGATAACGCTCCTAACCCTTTGAAACTTGCTGTCCAGCTTGCAGGTGCCTCACCAGCAGCGATCGTCCAATCTAAACTCTCGATAACCGCAGTACCTTGTAAGTACTTTTGTCCAGTCGAAACGTCAGCATGATCAGGGAAGAAAGTTAATGTCACCTGTGTTTTTGCTGTGTAAATCGAGAATAAATCGGTGTAAGTTAACTGTCCAGCAGAAACATCTTGTGTTAACACTTGGTCACTCTCTAAACTTGCTGTCCAGGCATCAGCTCCCAAAGTTGTGTAAGTACTGTCGGAACCTAAATATTGTTGGTCGGAACTTGCTCTTGAATTGCTAAATCCGAAACTTTTTGCGCATAGAACTATTGAACTATCAACTGTCACATACCCCATGTAATATTGCATCAAATCACTTTTAACTGTTGTTGCCATAATAATATTTTAATTTTAATTTTGCGTTTTTTTATATATTCTAATTCACGTACACCACCCTCAAAGTTAAGATACCTACACTCAACTCTTTTTCTTCATAGAAACCATAATCTTTGCTTGAAAGATAACTTGCTCTAATGTTTTTGTATTTTTGTGTTTGTACAAGCTTCTCAGAAACCCAGTCGATCACTCTAGGAACATCGTTTGGATCGGATAATAGGATATCTATAACAACAACATAAGTGCTCCTTGCGGCTTGCTGTGAACCCGCATAATACGTTTGCTCAACATCTTGTATTGTCCATCGAAACCATGGATCATCTCTATCTATCTCATTTGGAAGTGCTCCATACAATATATTGTTGCCGAAATAGGCTAATATTGAAGGGTCACTAATTATGAAATCTCTATAATCATCTACGAAATTTGCCATCATCCACCTAATTTTGTTAATTTTCTTTGTGCGCTTTTCATACGCTTTTGTATTGTTTTAATAATCTCATTCCCAAATTCATCATTGAACTCTTTGATAATTGCAGGAACTTGTCTCTCTATGAAAGGTTGTACTCTATTGCGTCCTACTATTTGTCCACGATACGCTCCAGCCTTTGTGTATCTCTCTTTTGTACCTAAGTCATTCCACCTAACCCATTTTGCAGAAGTACTAAATCCAGCAGATACCGCAGTTTTATCTCCTTTAACACTTGTGATGATAACACGGCTCTTTTGTCTTGGTGAATAAGGGAGAGAACTTTTCATACCATCAACAATGTACTTTTTCGCTACTTTTCTATTGAACGCTTTAAGTACCGAATCACTTGTCTTCTTAGGAAGATCATTCATTGCTTGAACTAATTCCTTGAATCCTACTAAATCAAATTGAACATTGCTCGGCATAATTTAATCCTTTTCGTACCACTTTATTGCAGTTAATTTTAAGTATTGTTTTTGTCCAATATTTTGCTCACCCTCTTCTTGCATATGTTGTATCACATATTTTTGTCGGTTGTACACAACTCTACAATCCATATCTATTGCGTCATCATAATAAACTATAATATCTACTCTATCAAATGTTGTAAGTCCTTGCGGATCTTTTTGTGTACCACCAGATCTAACAATAATTTTCGCATTCGCATTTTTAACGAAATTCCATTGCTTGTTTTGTCCATAACCAACCGAAGAAGTATTTTGATACTTTTGAATAACAACCTCTTTATCTAACACATAACCAACCATTTATGATATTTTATTTTTGTTAAGTAATTGTTAAGGAATCCTTGTACTCATTGCAGTCATTAATAACTTTTCGAAAGTTTGTGTATCTTGTAATGATAACGTACTTTTTGAACCTCTATGAACTAAGAAATAATCAAATATCCTCATCATAATTGCCAACTTGAAATTTTCAGGGCAGTTTTCTTTTTCGAAACCAGTTTGAAATTGAACAACTAACGGATCACTAGAAATACTTGAACTAAACTCAAACAGAACATAATTTTCATAAGGGAAAGTGTAAGATGGTGTCACTAATGTACTTGTGTCAGTCACTATTTGTGTTAACTCATAAAAGTGTCCTTCAGGAATCTCTACATCATCATCAGAGAAATCATAAAAAGTGTAAGTGTTGTTTGTAAGGCATATATCTTTTTGGATGAAATCCTCAGCCTCTTTTGTCACGGCTCTAATCAACATTGCCAAGTAATCTTCTTGTGCAGCTAAATCATTAACTCCATAACCCATGTGTGTCTTTGCCTCACGAACAGTAATAGGATAATCATCTACAACTTTTGTCTTTGTTAATGTAATCGTATTGTAAGCCTTCATATTGAAATTTTATTTTAAGAATAAAAGGGGAAGAGAACATCCTCCCTCCCCCTTTTCGTCATCATTATGAAATAATTTTTAAGCGATACCAGCGCTTGCATCGTCACACCATTGGAACGAACGATAATTTTGAATTGCAGCATCAGCATAACTCATAACAGCTACCTCAGTTTTCCCGTACTCTTTATATTTAAATACGTCCAAAATCACCTCAGGTGCTCCCCAGATCCCAATAACAGCAGAACTCCAGTCACCGAATACAATGTTGTTTGCATTTGCAGCAGCAGTTGCATAAGCAGCCTCACCAGCTACAACACCCATATCCCAAGCGAACTTGATACTTGCGGAACTTGCGTTAAGTTGCTCTAAATAAGCTCTAACAGCAGTTGTTGTCACATAAGCAGTGTTGCCTAAGTTGTAATCTATTGCCTTTAAGTTAACCATGTCTCCATAAGTTAATCCAGCCACAGTTGTTGCTACGCTTGCATCTATTGCATCAACAGCGAAACTATCAAATAACTCAGCTAATATTTTTCTCTCATTTGCAGCAGCCATATCAGTAAGAATCTTTGATACAACATCAGGAGAAGAAGTAAGTAAGAATTGTTTGGAGAACGCTTGTGTCGAACCGAAAGTTTTTGCCTTCATCTCGATAACAGCAGGGCTTGCTCCAGCAGAACCAACAGCAGCATTTTCAGCTACAACACTTGAATCTATTTGTGCCATATTCGGCAGCTCAACAGTACCAGTTAATCCAGTAAGGATATTCACACCAAGTGCTCTTGCGAAATCTAATCCTTGTGTGTTAACAACACTCATAGGTTGTATTGCCTTTTGGATAATACCAGCCTCAGTTGTCGTTAACAAAGGATCAGCTCTAAGTAAGAAACCACCATTTGGTCCCATATATTCAGCAGGTGCAGTACCAACTTTAACATACTCTCTCCAAGCGGTTGCTTGATCATGTACTAATTCTCTTTTTTCACCATCGTCATCATTCCTAAGAGAATTGCTTGCGAGAATTGTGTTAATCTTTTCTTGCTCTTCTAATCTCTCAAGCGTACGCTCGTTTTTTGAAATCTCATCCTTGTATCCATCATACTTTGCTTGCTCAGCCTCAGTGAAATCTCTTTTTTCTTCAAGTGCAGCAGTGTTAAGATCTCTCATTAACTCTCTCAAAGAAGTGTTTTGTGTTTTTAATTCGTTAATTTTTTTCATTTTTATATTTTTATTTTATGTTTTCTATCTCGTTGTTGCGAAGTTTGTACAGGGCCTCGAAGTTAATTTTTTCATTTTCTTCTTCTTGCTCTTCCTCATAATTTGGAAGATCTCTTGCCTCAACAGAAGTCTCAGAATAAGCTCCATTGGTCACAACAGAAACATCATACAATCTTTTAACATTTTGTACGATACGTAAGGGAACGTCATCTTCAGTTGTGTCCCATCTAAACCCATCAGAATCTACTACGAAAGCGAAAGAATTTTCGAAGAAAGTCTCATTTTTAACTAATTCCCAAGTGTCATTCGCATAACTAACGTTTGGAATTTGTGCTCTAAAAAATAATCCTTTGTCGTCTTCTTTTAATGTAAGTGAACCATTGGTCGTCCTTGCCATAACTAAATCCCTACTATGATTGAAGGTTAAGTATACATCTAAGCCTTTGGAATCCAATACATTGCGGAAAGCTCCAGGGGATAATTCTTCATAGAACATCTCTCTATTTTCCATTAATAATTTGGATCTTGAATTGAATACGGCAGCGTAGCCCTCGATGAATCTTTTTCCATCTTCTTCTACCGCTCTATATCTAACGTCATCACTAAGTGCGAGAACGCGTTTTTCTATTTTATCAGTCATTTGTAATGATAATTTTTTTATATATTTAAGGTGTCACACCAGGTGAAACTCTATCTTGAATGTACACAAAGTTGCTCGGCATCCAGTTTTTATCTCCGTTTTCTATTGGTGAAAGTCCTTCACTAATTCTTGCCTCATTAACAGATAATGTACCGCCTTTTATTTGCTTGTCATAAATATCGATACGTGTTTTAAGATCTAATGAAAGAAGTGCATCTATATCAAACCTAATTTTTAATCCAGTTTTCCTCTCTTCTAATGATAAAAGTTTGAAATTTAATTCATCTTCATACATTTTAAGTGTGCTACCGAACTCATCATTAAGGAAAGAACGTTGCATCTCTTGTACACTATTGAATTTTGTACTCTCTAGGATATTTAACATGTGTGCAGGAACTCTAAACGCAGCTCCAATTTGCTCAGTCGAGAATTTTATTGTGCTAATGAACTCAGCATCTCTATTCGACATTTGTAAGTCGATCAACTCAGCTCCTTTTGGAAGTGATACTAATTTTTCAGCGTTTGATGAACCACCAAACTCCATCTCAAATTGTCTTCTTGCCTCCGTTTGTGCCATCTCACCAGGAACCATGATCGGATATTTGATCGCCTTTGAACTTTTAAGTCCTCTTTTGTAAGAATTTTCTAAGGTTGTCCATCCGTGCCAATTCACATTGTACATTTTATCAAGTGCTTGTATTGGAGAAATTCCAGTCACACCATCCTTTGTCACATTTGTGAAGTGTAATATATTTGCAGAATTATGTACATCCACACTTTTTCTATTGTCCGCTTGCGCAGCATTCTTTGTTTTGAAGAAATAATAATACAGTTGTCCTCTAACTAATTTGTACTCAACAAATAAGGCAGAAGAAATAGGCTCTAATGAAGTCGGCCTACCACCGGATCTATTTATTTTTGCGAAAGAATTCCCTTTTAAGTTTTTAACATACTCACCAGCATTCCAGAATTTGTAATGGTTTTGCCAACTATTTGGATCATAATACAATATATCATACCTAAAGTCATCCTTCATAAGTACCTCAGTACCATCATCTTGTGTTTGTACTATGATAATTGGAATTCTTGCTAAGTAATCACTAAGAATTTTGCAGCATGTGTAAACGGTTGCTATTTGGTCAGGAAACTTTTTATTGTAATTTGCTTGTCCTACTCCGAAATCAGCTAATTGTGCTTGTATTGTATCACTAATCGGGCCTACAGTCACATTCGCTAAGGCTCGCTCTTCAGGTTTTCTACCCAATATTCTATCTATAAACGACATTCCCTTGTAATTTATTTTCTATTTTTTTATATATTCTAATATTCATAACCTCCTATTTTTTATGTTAAGATCGGATAAAAGTAATTTAAGTGTCCTCCTATTCCCATCGCTACGGCTACGGCTCCATCAACACTATCTTTTTTTCTATTTTTATCTATCTTTTTATTTTGGTTGCTATCTTTTGCAGTGATAACAACATTCGAGAAATTCCATTCTAACACATCATTTTCTTGAAATGTAATATCCTCAGTACTAATTTTATCTTCTATGAAATTTAAGGGAACATTGAAGTGCATTGCAGTTTGTCGATACGGCTCAACATAAATACTCAACTCTTTTTGAATATCCGCTATGAAATACGGTGCTCCTAAAGGATCATAAAAGAATTTTATCACATTGAAATTCATATTTAACTCTCTAATTTTGTCCATAACTTGTTGTCCATCAACTCTACTTGTCTCACTCATAATAACCTCTTTGCCAATGTACTTGGATAAATCAAACCCATTCTTCCTAACTATTTTGTTTGGATCATTTGCCATAAAGAAATAACAGAATATGTAAAGGTGTTTTGGTCTCTTTTCATCTTCGAAGATAACCGACATTGCAGTTAAGTCTTGTGTTTGTGATAAATCCACAGCCACCATACAAGGTCTCCCTTTGAAATCCATAATATTTAA